GGGGTGGCAGGGGGTTATTAGATTATCCATGATTAATGAAATCAAGAAGTTAAGGGGGGTGGTATAGGACCGGGGTTAGCTGGGGTAGGCCTGTTCTATCGGGAGTGGGTTCTGAGGGGTAGGTATGTGAATACAGTATAGGTATACTAGGGCCGGATCTATCGCTGTAACTAGTATATACTCTCCCCTCCTGTCCCAAACCGGCCCATAACATGATGTGACGATAGGCACGAGATATTCTCTGCTGTGTAACTGCTTGAAGTCTGTACAACGGGACCCTACCCCCATTGGCTTAAGGTCTGGGGTAGTGGCATCTGATTAGATCTAGATCAGAACAGGGGTATCTGTTCCAAACCGGACCCTTTATAATGAAACAGAGAAAAGAAAAACAGAAAAAAGAAAAGATGTCCTACCCCCATTGTATCACAGCTTCATATAATCCCCTAATCTGTTCCATATCAGTTGTTGAAAAGATTGGAGAAAGTAGGTAAAAATAACTCTTGACACGAGAATGATTGGCCTTTTTAGTAACCTTAAGAGATCATTATATTTATAATGCCACACTAGTTGCTTGACTTTGAATAGTCTATGTGTAATATTATCTAAAGAGGAGGCCAGAATGAGCTGCGATAAACTAACTAAAAAGAAACTTACTCCGCTCAGAATGCTTGTGGTTTTCCTCTACGGAAGGCAACCCTGGCTCAGACGCTGGAAAGACCCCCTTCTAGGTACAAGAGTCTCATTCCCCCTCGTAGAGTGGAAGCGAATGTTCGGAGGCCCCAGAAGTGACATCAGGGCCGATATACGCTGGCTGGAGGAGAAGGGCTTTATCCACTCCACCCATGAGCGTAGAAAGCCGAGAATAGGAAGAGGTATATTCATAACAACAACAGTTAGAAGTCCTGTAGGAGAATTTGAGAATGGCGAAGAAACATAATACCATTAAAGACATAATTCAAGTATTGGCCGAGGACGCAGAGAAGTTAGAGTTTGTTGAGCGTATTGTTCTAGATGAAGAAGCCTATCAATATGTAATCTCTGTACTTCAATCTTTTGAGGAGGCTGCAGAAGAAGATTTGTCCGAAGAGGAAGATGAGTGTCCTTTTAAGCGTAGAGCAAGCCATACGGCTGTATGGTGGGGAGAATAATATGACAAAAAAGAAAACAGATAACTTAGATGTTGTTCGCTTTACTCCAACTCCAGATATGATAGTTTTGAAGCAAAAGCTACTAGTCAGAATGGAGGATAGTCCAATCTATAGTATGGCCGCTATAACTCCCGAGATTGCTTATGAAGTTACTAGGGATCGAAGGGTTAAGGAATGGGCCAAGTTACCCGGCTTTATTGACTGGCTATCCAATAGGTCCGAGATTAAAGAGAAGGTGGCGAACTTGCTCGACCTGGCTTTAGACAGGGCGGCAAGAATTCTATCGGACGACAATCCAAAGGCTATGAATGTTCAAGTGGGTCTTATAAAAGCCATTATAGACCTATCCGCTCTAAAAGCGTCTAAAGAGAAAGATCAGTCTAAAAACATAGACTTAATGTCGGAAGAGCAATTTGAAGCAGCCGTAGCTAAGATGGGTCTGGTTAGGCCAACAAAAGCTACAGTGATTGAACAAATACCAGAAACCATAGAGATGGAAGGAGATGAGGATGAAAGCTAGATATGAAGAAGCATTTCTACAACTACTAACTATGGCAGATGAGTTACATATGGGAGTAGAGGTTAAAGATCCGGAGGTATCCTCCGAAATGTGGCCTGATGCCTGGGGCGTATTTGATCCATGCAGTAGAAAAATCACTCTATATAAACGAGCGAATAAGTCTTTAAATGCCCAGCATGTCTTCACTTTCGCACATGAACTTAGACATGCCCATCAATACATAACACGTATGTATCCAAAGTATTGGCTTAGTTCTATAGGGTTATATCCTCGACTTAATACCGATAGATATAGTAAAATACTAGAACAAGATGCAGATGATTGGGCTAAGGAATTTATGATAAAAAATTACCTACCGGTACCGACTAACTTTGAAAAGAAACTAATATAGGAGCGCCAATGTCAAAGAAGAAAATAGCTAGAATGAAAAAACTTTCGGAACTCCCGCTAGATAAATTACTTGAATTAATCAATGCCGGCAAAATAACTGAGGAACAAATCGAAGAACTAGAAGAATATCGAGAACTTATTGAGGAATATAATGGCTAATATAAAGCTAGACCCAAAGACACAAGCAGCAGTAGAAGCTAGGCTTCGCAAGATGGCTCTACGTGATTGCTTTGATGCTGCCGATCTTTCTTCTCGTCCCAACGCTAAGCAGTGGGAGATATTTAACGATATCGGTAAGATACGTTTTCGATGGGTTATATGCTCCAATCAGGCAGGCAAGTCCGCTAGCGGAGCAAGAGAAGTTGCTTGGGTATTGAACGATAACCACCCATTCTGGACTCGTCCCAGTAGTTGGAAAGACGAACCTCTTCTTGTGATTGTTGCAGGGAAAGGTAGGGATATGATGGAGACAGAATTATGGGCTAAAAAGCTAAAACCCCTTCTAATCGGTGATTGGCGTGAGGTACGTCGACAAGCCTATCTTGTATCTGCCATCAATAACACTACAGGGGATAAAATCATATTTATCCCCCATGGCGATGGCTCAGATAGGAGCATCGATCTTATGCAATCTTATGTTGCCCATTATGTATGGTGCGATGAGATGCCTGAAAGAGCTAAAGTTCTTTCAGAGCTTCAGATGAGAACCCAGTCCAGACAGGGATATTTTCTAGCCACGTTCACTCCGCTCGCCGTATCGAGTGAGATCAAGAACATGGTGGAGTCTGCCGATGGCATCCTCTCTAAACGCTATCGTATGACTATGTTCGATAACCCACTGTATAAAGGCAGGGAACAAGAAATACTCTCGCTGGCACAGACTTGGCCAGTTCGTGAACGCTCAGCCCGTCTTAATGGAGATTGGTATCAATCGGATAATGCCGTGTATGAGGCAGACCGAAAAGACATATCAATGCCTCTTCCGAGTAACTATTCTAAGGATTGGGACCACTTCCTGTCCGCCGATCCTGCTGGGAGTTCGAACACCGGCTGTATCCTCGCTGCGAATGATCCGGCAACCAATATCACATTTGTGATAAGGGCTACGTATATACGTGAAAAAGATCCACAAATACTGGTTCAGAAGGTTGAGGAAGTAGCTTCTGGTTGCCGGGTAGTGAAACGTATGTCGGATGTCAATCCGTTTTTTGTCAGCACAGCCTACCGGCTAGGACATACATATATACAACCATATAAAAAGACTGAAAGAAAAATGGAACTAATAAAGAATCTGCAGACAGAACTGTCTCAAGGTAGACTGAAGATGGTTATTGGTAACTGCGACGATCTACTGGATGAGCTAGAGACCTGTAGGTTTGCAGAGAATGGGGAAGAGCGAATTGTGCATAGCCAACGGTTCCATCTTCTTGATGCTCTTCAGTATTTAGTTGACATTAAACCCAAAACGAGTAATACTATTACAATAAGCTCTAATCAAACATGGGCTGACCAGATCCTAGTGCTCCATGAAAAACATAAGAAATATCTGCAGAATATACGCATAACCAATTCGTCACGTAGACGCAGAAGACTATAGGAAAGACTTTATGGCTATTAAAATTGTTTGTTGGACAGATCCAGAGCAAATAAAGCAAGAGCTTCACACACGACTAGAATACGCCAAGAGGGCTAAGGCCGAAATAAAAAAGAACTGGGACAGAATTGACAAGACTTGTTATGCGTTAGATACACAACGTCCTTACTTTGCCACAAGACTAGGCTCCGATGCTAATGGCCAAACAACCATGACTCGTTCCGAAACTCCTGCTCCAGAAGTTTCAATGACTTACGCCTATAAAAACCTTAGGTTTATTCATGCACAGATGGCTGCCAATCCTCCTGTCGCGGCTCCTCGTCCCACCAATGGTGATTTAAGGTCTAAGCATTCTGCAGATTTGTGTGACAAGGTAATTAGGTATGGCCAGCGTCAATATGGCATTCAGGAGATAGTTGAGGTAGGAACCTTGAACGCACTCCAGTATGGTACAGGTATTTGGAAAACTGTGTGGAATAGAGAGCTAGGAGACATTCTCTCTGTAGACGAACAGACCGGAGAATGTATCATGGAAGGAGACTTCCAGATTACTTCTATCGATCCTCGTAAATTCTTTATGGACCCAGATGCTGATCATCCAACAAAGATTAGATGGGCATTCCAAGAATATGCCATCCCTTTTGAGGAGGCTGTATACAAGTTTGGAAAAGAGAAAGCCGAGAAGTTAAAAGATAATATGAAACAGAAGCAAGGTGTTTCTGAAATAAAGAAAGAAGACATCATAACTGTATATGAATATTGGGAAGCCGGAGCTCCTCATAATGGATTTAGAGGACGCTATTGCATCTGTGAGCCAAGCGGAGAACTAATTGGCGAACCTGGTGACAATCCTCACAAGTTTGGGAAAGGCGGCAAGATAAAGAAAGCCTACCTTCCTTTCCACATCTTAACCGATATTGATGTTCCTAACAGCCTATGGGGCAAAAGCTTCCTAGACTACACTATTCCGCTTCAAGAACTTCTTAATGACATCGATACCAATATGGTTGATGCTCTCGCTGCGCATGCTGTATACAGAATGATTCTTCCAGATGGATGCGAACTTGCGGATGACCAGCCTAGTAATGACAACTGGGACGTAATGAGAACAAAGGGCAATAGAGACCCTCATTTCATTACTCCACCCAGTATGCCTCCGGATATGAGTCGCACTAGGCAACAAATAATTGAGGCCATCGACGATCTTTCTGGTGTTAACGAGTCTATGTTCGGAAAGCAAAGCCGTGAAACTTCAGGCTTTCTTGGTCAGTATAACGTAAACCAGGGTTCTATGATACGGCGCAGGCTCCTTAATAAGTATGCCTCTGTTGTAGAAACTATAATGAAACATTACCTAATGCTTGTTACAGACAAGTGGACCAGTAAGAAAACAATATCTGTTACAGGCAAAGAGAAGGCTATGGAAACTGTCTCTCTTGTGGGTGCCGATCTAGAGGATGGATATGAGCTCATGGTTGAATATGGAACCAACCTATCTCTAGATCCTATCTCCCGTCGGGAAGAGATTATGCAACTTCAGCCCATGTTTAAAGAGGCCGGTATCAGTACTATGACCTCTCTTAAGTTAATGAGACTCAACGATTTAGAGGGTCATTTCGATGTTATGGAACTATCCGAGAATAGACAAAGAGAATATATAGAAGAAATTATTGCTACTAAAAAATATGTAGCACCAGAACCCTTTGAATTACATGAAGGTATGTTAGAGTATGCCATTAAATATAGAATGAGTGTAGACTTTAAAGGACTCGAAAAACCAGTTAAGGATTTGATTCTTAAGCATATTGCCGAAAGAATTAAGATGAAGGAAGAGGAGAAGAAGCTTGTAGCCCCAGCTCCCGAGGCGGCTGGGATGGGAGCCGGAATGCCGGCTGATGCCATGGCTGCTGTAGCTCCTGGTATGGCTCCTCCTGTATAAGTTGTTGACAACTAGCTCTAAACCATATAATATTATATGTATGGTGGTTCTTTTTGGACACGGTTTATTTTGAACCACTCCTGCATTACGCAAGAACTATCGAACACGCATCTATCCCAACTGTGGCGGCTATGAGGCTACAGAACAATGAGGACGATGGTAGAAGGAGAATCTCATGGCTTTAGGTAAGGAAGACGCATCTGTTGGAACTTTATCGGATCTAATATCGAAAGCGGCAGTAAC